ACCGGCACGCTGTCCATCACCGTGGGCGGCTCTTCGCTTCTGAGCAAGGGCGGCACGGTGCAGAGCTCCACGCTCACGCTCGCCACCAACGATGCCATCCGGGGCCAGGTGACGATCCTCATTGATCGTTAAGCCTGACGGAGGCCCGTCATGGCTGAGTACGCAGCGGGCGTCACGGCGACGTGGAACGGCGTCGCGTTCAGCGAAGTCTTCGATCTGCGCGTGACGCACGGCGGTGCTCTGCCGTTGGCTCGCGCCAGTACGTGGACGCTTGACCTAGGCACTATAGAGATGTCGTGCTTTGCAACGGCCAACGTCTCTACCGCCAACTACGGCGTCCGCTCGCTCGTCACGATTGCTGGCGGCGGGTTTGCCTACCGTGCCACGGCAGTGCTTGAGAAGTTGACGTTTCAAGGCGTGGTGAACGACGTGACCCGCTACGGCGTCACGCTCAGAGTCCAAGCCTAGGAGATTTTCATGGCCCTGACTGTGCAGGAACTCGCCGCCCAGATTCTCGCCTCGGACGATCTGTCCGTTCTCAAGGTGACGGTGAAGGAGTGGAAGGACGCCAGCGGTAAGCCGCTGGTGCTCGGCATCCGTGTGATGACCGTCGAAGAGCGGGACTCCTACGAGAAGGAGTGGATCGGCAACAAGGAGCGTGGCATCGACAACTTCAGGACGAAGTACCTGGCCCGCTGCCTGTGCCATCCCGAAAGTGGCGAGCGGCTCTTCGACGAGCAGGGCATAGAGCAGCTGGCGAAGAAGTCGTCGGCCGTGGTGTCGAAGCTCTTTGAGAAGGCGATGAAGCACAACAACATGACCGAGAGCGACGTGGAGGAACTCGCAAAAAACTGAAGACCCGGCCGATGCGGAGGTTTCTTTTCCGCCTCGCCGGGCACCTAGGCATGACGGTGCGTGAACTGTCTCGCCGCATGGATTCGCAGGAGCTCAGTGAGTGGGTGGCGTTCACCCGCTACTACCACGCTCTGCCGGATCCATGGCAGCAGACGGGCCTGCTCACGAGTGCCGTGCTCGCACCGTACAGCGAGAAAGGCAAAGCACCGAAGGCGTCCGATTTCGTTCCTACCGAGAAGCCACCGCAGACATCAGAGGAGATGGCCCGAGAGCTCGCAAAGCTCGCCGGCATCTTTGAGCAGTAGCAGCCATGGCCAACATCCTCTCACTTGCGATGAAGGTTTCCGCCGACGCCTCTGGCGTGGTGAAAAACCTCACGCCGGCCGAGCGGGCGCTTGAGAAGCTGGGGCAGAACGCCGACAAACTCACGAGCGTTTTTGACCAGTTCGCCGGAAGCAGTGAAGCGGCGGCCAACGCTCAGCGTGCTGCGGCTGCAAGTTTCGACGCTCTCGTGACGCAGCTGCAGGGCGGCGAGATCAACGCCAAGCAGTTTGCCGAAGCGTATGCCAACCTCGGCAAGGAGATTGAGAAGGAAACGAAGCTCCTGCAGCGTGCGTCCGAAATCACCCGGGCGAACATTAGCCCGCAGGAGCGGTACACCCAGGCGGTTGACGAGCTCAACGACCAGCTGCGTGCCGGCCGCATCTCGCAGGAGACGTACAACCGAGCCCTGGAGAAGGCCCAGCGGGATCTCGACAAGACGAGCGACAACGCCAAGAAGGCCGACACCAGCCTGGAGTCACTGGCCCGGAATACGAAGATCCTCGCCGGCATCGAGCTCGGCAGGCTGTTCGTGGACGGCGTCCAGGCAATCGCCAACGTGTTCCGTGACGTGGCCAACCGAGTCACCACGCTGGTGTCCAGCGTCAACTCTGGCATCGACTCACTCAACGATCTGTCGGCCCGCACCGGCATCAACGTCGAGGCCCTGCAGGGCTACTCGCTGGCGGCGAAACTCGCCGGCGTAGACACCGAGCAGTTCGGTACCGCCGTGCAGCGGCTGGCGGTGAACATCGGCAAAGCCACGCCGGGCGACGCACTCGACAAGGCTCTCAAGGGCATCAACCTGTCGCTGGCGGATCTGCGGGCGTTGTCACCCGAGCAGCAGTTCTCAGAGATCGGGCAGGCGATCTCGCAGCTGCCAACGGCCGCAGACCGTGCTGCCGCCGCTGTCGCCATCTTCGGCAAGCAGGGGGCCGCTTTGGCTCCGCTGTTCCGTGAAGGTGCAGCCAGCATTGAAGAACTGCAGGCCCGTGCCGAGCGGCTCGGCATCATCATCAGCGAAACGCAAGTCAACAACGTCGGCGACATGAACGACGCCTTTGATCTGGTAGCCGCAACCATCAACGGCATCGTGGGCCAAGTGATTGGCAATCTTGCGCCGGCCGTGACGGCCGTCACCAACGAGTTCCTGCGATTCGTTGAGGAGTGGAGCGGAGCACAAGGCGAAGGCGGCACCGGCATCGCCAATGCCATCACTGACGTACTGCTCGAGGGTGCGTCCTACTTCGCCGCCATCTTCGACAAGTTCGTGGAGGAGTTTGGCAACCTTGGCGAGGTGTTCGCATTCTCGGCCGACGTGTTTGATGTCACGTCCAAGGTGTTGCTCGGCGTGTCCGAATCCTTTCGTGTTGTTTTCAATGTGCTGCAGCTGGGCATCGACGCACTCATCGTCGGCTTCGGCAAGGTGCTCCAAGGGCTCGGCAGTTTTGTGGACTCCGACCTGGAGGAGTACGGCCGAGCGTTGGTGGACGCCGGCATAAAGTCCACGGAAAGAAACTCCCGTGAGATGGAGGCCGCCGCAGCCAACGCTGCCGAGACGTTCAACAGCATCTTCACGGGTGGCGACGGCAACGCACAGCAGGCAGGCCAAGGTGCCGCCTCGCAGTTCCTCGCCGGGCTGCGATCCGAGATCCAGAACGCCCGCCTGCCCGAAGTGCAGGTGCAGGCCAATCTTGCCTCAGCCACAGCAGAGCTTGACCAGTTCCTGTCCACCGCCGAGGGCGGCGCGTCTGACTTCTTGCAGCAGTCGCAGGCCACGCTGGCCACGTTCTCACAGATGGCTGCGGAGGGCGAACTGACTGCCGACCAGATCGAGATCATGAACGGATTCATGGAGCGGCTGAACGGAGAGATTACCAAGGAGCGGCAGCTGCGGCAGGAGGCTACTGACGCTGCACAGGCCCAGGCCGACGCAGACGGCAAGCGGCTCGACCAGCTGCTGCAGACCAACGACGAGGCGGCACGCATCGAGCAGGACTTGTTAGTCGTCCAGCGTGAGCAGGCCCGTGTGTCGGACCAACTCGCCAAAGCACGAAAGGCCAACAACGTCGCCGAGGCTGACGCCGCAGCCGCCCGCCAAGGCGAGCTTGACCAGTTGCAGGGCAAGCTCCAAGACCAGCAGCAGGCTCTTGCGCAGGGTTTCGGCCAAGGCTTTCAGGCTGCGTTCCAGGCGGTGGACGAGAACATCCAGAAGCTAGTCGAGAAGTCGCAGGAGTTTGGCCAGGCCGGCGCGGACGCCGCGATGCGGCTTGAGGAAGGCATCGCTTCCGCACAGGCTATGGCGAAGGCGGGCTTTATCAACAAAGAGGTATTCGACGCCGAGGTGGCCCGGCAGCAGGAGCTCTTCAACAACGAGATCCGCAACATCGAAGAAGCCGAGAGGCTGAAGGCTCAGGCCGCCGATGAGCGACTTGCTGCTGAGAAGCGACAGCAGGAAGAAGCTCTGCGAGCGCAGGAGGAATACCAGCGGCAACAGCAGCAAGCCGCCGAGGCCGCCGCCAACGAGCAGCGGCGTGTGCAGGAAGAAATCTTCAAGTACCAACAGAAGGTGCTCGAGGAGCAGCAGAAGGCCGCCGAGGCCGAAGCCAAACGGCAGGAAGAGCGGCTGACCAAACTGAACACGCTCGGCTCGCAGACCATCACGGGCAGCGACATCCGCACCGCTGAGGGTGCCGCCCTGGTGCTGAACCTGACGGCCAACGCCCAGGATCCACGGCTGGTGCAAGAGCGGCTACAGACCAAGCTGCTCGAGCGGATTGCCACGGGCATCGGCCAGGCGGCGAGCAACTACTTCAACCAGCCGGTGGCCATCGTGGGCTACTCGTCATTCGGGGAGCCGACCTGATGGGCATTGCATCCGTCACCGAACTGGCACGCTCGTCTGACTTCACGCTCGGCACGCAGCCGGTAGCGACTCGCCGCTGGGCCGTGACGCTCACGGACAACACGCTGCAGAACACGCCGCTGACTGAGACGGACATTCTCAGCAACGTCGATATGAACCTGAGCGCGTTCGGCAACGTGCATCCGACGTGGTCCGCTCTCGGCCTGCGAAAAATCGTCATTAACGAGCGGTTCAACGACTCGCCGTACCACGTCGAGGTTGTGGCCGAGTACGGCAACGTGACGGCCAACGAACTGCTGGCCCCGGCGTCTCGTGCTGCCGAGTGGTCTTTCGAGTCGCAACCCAGCCAGGTGCCGGCCCTGTACTACTACCACGGCACGGGCAACGCCGATCTGCGGCCACTGACCAACTCTGCCTACGACTACTTCGAGGGCATCACGACCGACGAGGCCATGGTGCGGGCGACGATTCGCAGGAACTACACCGCCTTCCCGTCGTCGCAGATGGCCGCCACCAACACGGTCAACGACGGCACGTACTTCGGCGGTGCGGCGTATACGTGGAAGTGTGCGGGCGTGAACTCCACATTCACCATCGAGCTCTTCAACAACGCCACGTACTCGTACTGGGCCACGCAGATCGAGCTCATGTACCGCCAGACCGGCTGGGTGCTGCAACTGCC